TATAGTAACTGAATCAATCATAAATTTATGGGCAAGTTTTTCTATTTCTTGTTCCATAATATATGATGTATCAATATTTGTGCCTTTAATCTTTTCTGATATAACGTGACTTATTACAGCCGTGTTATAATCATCAGCCTTGGCAACATTGAATATGGACCAAGACCATGTGTAGATGAATAACAAAAATAATATAAAAAATGATTTACGCATTAGCGTGAGCCTCGTAAATAACTTCATCAACATTGTGTTCATCAATTCCGACTAATTCTAAATTATCAACTTTCATAATTTTAGTCTTAGCAGTTGATCTATCTATTTCGCCAGATGTAAGTTTAGCAATAATAGTATCAACTTTTTGTTCGGCAGTATTTTCTGCCCATTGTTTTACTTTTGACATAGTATAATCTCCTTTTTTGTTGTTTTCATACTTAAATATAACATAATTTAGCGTATGAATCAAGCAAAAAATGGACAAATAATGTAGATATATCAATGGGTTATAGGGTGCGACATCTTGTCAATACACCCTATAGTTGAATTTTATAGAATCACTCTATAATATTTATGTTATCCGATGGTTTTGTATTCTTCGTTCCATCTAAATGCGTCTTTAACCACAGAATCAGTTAAACCTTTATATACTTTGTTGAGTTCTTTATCTTTAACTGCAACTAAAAGTTTAGCGTCATCTTTATGTAGGCCTTCTAGCATTTGAATAAACATAGTTTCTTTTTTGGATTTAGAAAGTTTTTGATCAGCGCCTTCTACAAAATGCCATAGTCTTCTGGCTTCTTGGTGTAGTGTTGTATGTTCAGTACCTGCTGGTGCGTCATTCTCTTTGTATGGTGGCGTACCCTCTGGTAAATCCCATTTGATTTTAGGATCAAAAGCACCTTTCAGTACTTGTCTTAAAGGTACTGAATCGTTTTCTCTTAATACTTCAATCTTTTTTGGTTTGTCTTTGGCGTTGTTTACTTTGATTAGAATTTCATGTAGTAATGGAGCAGATGAACCTGCTGTATCCATACCATGTAATTGTGATGTTGTCATTGGCATAATGCCCTCCTCATGTTGTTATGTAAAGGGGTAAGTCTCCCTACCCCTATACATCTATTTATACTCGTTGAGTATTAGGCATTTTTATATGCGAACGGAGTCCCATATAATTTTTTGATACCAGCAGCGATGATCGCTTTTGTTGGTACACCCATTCTGTATGAAGTACCTTTAGCAGTTTGGTTAACATAGATCATGTTACCTTCTGCTCTTAAAGTATCAACAAGTGCTCTAGGTGATACTAGATCAAATTTGTTCCTTAGAGTTTTCCAAGTCACAGACTCACCTTTTGTTAAAAGGTTTAAAACTTTTTGTCTTTTTGACAAAGTTTTTCTGCCTCTAGTTTCAGTTTTTTTTGCTTTAGTTACAACTCTTAATGAGTCATTTGCGAATAATGATTTAAACATTCAATTCACTCCTTCTTGTATGGCATTGATTAAAGTTACTAACTTTGCCAGCATTAGCAACTATCCCAAAGTGCTTTATGGAATTCTTAAAATTTTTTATAGTCAATAGTAATAGCATAAACATCTTTACCTTCACCTTTTGTTGTAACAGCCCTATCAACTCTTTCTTGTAAAGGGTGTTTCATATGTACTTGTCTTAACAACATAGACTTAATCGCCTCTAGTGATAGTTTATAGTCACTTAAAAACGTTTTGTCTGTTATATTAATATTCTCATCTCTTAATGTCAATAGCATTGACTCTGTTAACTGTTCAGATATTGCCTGTACATAAACCTTGTTATGTTGTAATCTCATCATCTCCTGTCGTTTAGCGTCTAATTCCATTGCCTTTTGATTAGGTCTTCTCATAGGAATTTTAGGAAACAATATTATATTGTCAGGTGTATCTTTTTTATCTGCCATCATTTGTTTAGTGGTTTCATTATGCCATCAGGCCAAAACACTTCATCATTTAGTTTTTTTATAGCAATTGAATTACATACTGCTATAGTCAATAGTACTAATAATAAAACAGTATTTAACTTGTGCATTACTTAACACTCCTTTTTAGATCATCTCTATTATTTACAAAGACTCTAATCAACCTTGACACATCAACAGACTCTTGTTTTAATGTCTTTGGATTAGTAAATATAACTCTACTATTATTTACTTTCAATTGTTCAAATTCTCTATCATCTACTATAATAGCGTCATCTGTGTTCTTACGCCAATCATGTGAAGAATAAACTTGTTTTGCCATTATATTTTTTCACCCTTAAAGTTTACTAAACCTTTATCAGCAAAGTATTCAACAAGTTCGTTGTAACCACCGATATGTTTATCATCAATTAATATTTGAGGCATAGTTCTAACTTGTTTACCTACGGCCTCGTAAAGTTGTTCGGGAGATGTAAAATCTTTACCGAACATCTTTTCTTTGTATTCAAAGCCTAGTGACTTTACAAGATGTTTAGACTTCTCGCAATAGACACAATTAGGCTTTGAGTATATTTCAATCTTACGACTCATTCGCAATAACCTCTACTTCGTCATAGGCCTTGTCAGCCATTTCTTTCAGTTTGAAAGCGTCAACAACAGTTTCAATAGAGTAGTTGTACATTTTATTGTACTCACCCATTGGCAATACTAAACCAATCCATGCTCTGTAGTATCCGTTCTTCGTTAGAGTTACCTCTTGTGCAAATACTTCATAACCTCTTACAGGCGTCTGTTTGATTATATTTACCAATGTAGTTTCTACATCTGTTACAACAGTTTTATTAGTATTCTTACCTAATTCTGTAGTAAATATTTTTGCTTTCTTATTCATCTCACCTTTTACTTTATCAGCAAGTTCAGCCTTTGCAATCATCATACCTTTTTCAATTGCAAGTTCTAAATCTGGTGAAACACTCGTACCAACACCAAAGATACAAACTTTATCTTTGCCTTTGCCGAACGTTTTAGTACCACATTCTTTCTTCTCGTTATAGTCTTTCATATACCAAGACGGTACTTTTAGGACTTGTTTGTCCTTCTCTTGTTTGATCTTATAGGTACCACTAGAACAATTTGCAAGTGCAACTCCCATAAAACCGATCATTATATATTTGAGTACTTTACTCATTCACCTTCTCCTTTACATTATTAAACACATTATATACTATATCCTTCGTTTTGTCAACAGCCTGTGTTTTATTAACTATTGATGTAAATGGATCCCATGCAAAAGCAAGGATAACCCATAATATTGTAAGTGTCAATAGACCTCTTATCATCTTTTTACCTCCCAATTACCATCTTTATCAAGGCAAACTTTGCCAGGTTTATGATAGGCATGTTTCGGCCTTTCATAATTTCTGCAATAGGCAGGCGTAAACATATCTCTATAGTAGAATTGAGCGAACAACTCCCAATAACTAGGTCCGTCATATGCTTTTCTACCGTCAGCACATTCTACAACCTCTTGTTTAACAATCTCCCCATTGTCTAATTCTTTAATCTGTATTTTTATAAAACAATATTGATCTTTAATAGGTTGTATCTTATCATATTCAACCTTTGTAGTATTGTTTTCTAATGCCTCTAGTTTCTTCATTGTGTTTTCAAAACTATCTTCAGCATATACACTCGTAGCAAATAGTAATATAAAAAATAATCTAATCAACATACATCCATCTTCCGTCAGGCATTTTACATACTTCATGCCATTGCATTTGTCTATAAGGATTACCATATAGTATTGAATCAAAGAATCTAGTGTTATCTAAATTCTGATCGTGTGTAGTTTCAACCATAGCACACTTAATAGGTCCCTTTAGATAGAAACCTGTAGTCTTAATAATACCATTACTGTTTGTTTTAGGATTTTGCCATGTAGTAAACCCTGGACTATTAGGTGCATTGTCTAAATGATCTACAAATGCTCTTGTCATAAGTTGATCGTCTGTTTCAGCACTCATAAAGTCAGCACCTTTAAATGAACCTGCAACAGCACACGTTGCCACAACAGCAGGATTATCACTTAAATATGTGTAACACGCTGTACCAGCAACAGCCGCTGTGGTGGACGCACCAATAGTGGACTGATTCATGCTGGTACAATTAGAGAGCAACAACAAACTAGTTAATAGATACAACAGTTTTTTCATCTTCTTTTTCTTTCAATTTTTTAGCTTCTTCTCTTTCTTTCTGTAGTTCGGTCATATCTTCAATTCTTTTATCATGTGTATATTCTGATAAAGATTTGCCGAATATTGTTTTATAGAAATGATCTACAGGTACAGGTGCCGAGTAGGCAAGTATTAGATTTTCAAAATTAATATCTAAATGTCTGTAAGATTTTGGATGTGACTTTTTTGCGTCACGGTGTGATCTCAACACGTTGAGTCTATTTGTAAACACATTCTCATATGGTGGTTTACTTGTTGATTTTGCAATATCTTTTTCTTTTGCAATCTTAAATTCATCAAAAATTTGTTCTTTAGTCATCATAATATAGTCCTTTTGTTAGTTTATTCATTAATTCTATCATAAAATAGTCTATTTGTCAAGCGTTAAAAACCCTTATAAATCATAGGGTTTTG